TAGTTCATGAAGTTTTTTACTCTTGTAGCCTGGTCTTCTTTTTGTTTATTTACTATACCCATAATTTGGGTGTGTACTGGACCAGTCGCTGGAAGTAATTCTTTGTAAGCATGCGCTTGAAACTGTGTTACCGCTTCAGCTAATACAGGGTGTGTTGCACCACTTGCATTTGAAAACGGTTGTGATCTTGTTTGATATTTAAATCCTAATAAATCTAAACCTTTTGTATATCCATCTTCCCAATCTTTTCTGGAAGCTTTGTATTGTGTATAATTTTCGTAAAGGTCAGAGCCTAATCTACCTAAAACTTCCTCTGGTAATAAATCTGCTAAATTGTCAAAGTGTTCGTTTGTGCCTGGTTGGTTTATAGCTTCAGGATCAAAACTGATTGTTGCACCACCATCTTCTTCTTGTGTTACTTGAACATCTTGAGCACCTTGTGCTTCTTCAATGTTTTCTTGAGATGCTTCTACAAGCTCTTCTTCACTAGGTAACTTTATTTCCTGCTCTACGTTTGGTAAAGACTTGTCTATATCTGACATTGTTTTTCTCCGAGTTCTTTATTACTATAGTCTTTTTTCCAGGAACATTCAACCCCTGTGGGTGAGGTCCTCTTTCTGGTGGTATTGTGGTTGTTAATTTTTTAGTCATCTAATAATCCTAATCCTTGTATGGCTGCAGATGCTGCAAATCCACCTATACCTGCTCTAGACAAAATTCTTAATGCTGGTCCACTTAAACCAAGTCTTGCAACTTTTCTAAGTGTTGGACTTAATCCTCTTGTTAATTTTGGAGTTTGTTCTGCAAATGCAGGATATAAATAATTTAATGGATCTGTTGCAATATCTGTGGGTGTATCTCCCTCAGCTATTTGACTTGCAATATCTCCAGCTGCAAAAGGTGCGAGTAGTGCAGGTGATGCTGCAACTCCTAATCCCCTACCTAAAACTCTTAAACCTGTTTTAGCTATGCCTGGTGGCTTTCTTTCAATACCTAACGATCTTGATTTACTTGCTTTGATTGTAGATGGTGCAGCAAGTGCCGTTGATCCTGCAATTGTTGCACCTAATGCTGGTAATTGATAATCTAATATTGCAGGTCTTTCCGTATCGATTGATACAGGTTGTGTTGCCATATCGACTAACATACTTTTTTGTTGATCTTCGTTTGATAAATAAGTTGTTGGATCATCGTTCTTAAATAATTTAACAAGTCCTACCGCTGTTCCTATACCAGCACCAATACCAAATGTTTTTACACCTGATGATTTTAAAAATCCTAATGCTGCGTTTTTAACTTTTGTCATAGCAGAACTAGTTGCAGGTGCTTGATCAAATATTTGAGCTGCTTTTACAGGATCATTATCTATTGCAGCCGCACAGTCTCCAGGTAATCCACCACGAGATAACAAACTACAATAACCAATTTTTTCTTTTTCAGTTAAAGATTTAATTGAATTTTTTAATTTTGTTAGTTGTTCATTTGACAAATCTCTTAATGGTATTCCTTTTTCTCTAACTGCACCGACTCTTTCTTCAATTAAATTATCATCTAATGGAAAACCATATTCATCTGTACGAGGAGTAAGTTTTGTAAATCCTATATAGGGTTGAAATTTTTTAGGCAGTTCTTTGGTAGCTTTAGCCACTAATTTTTCTGCTTGGTCATTTAATTCATCTATTCTTTTCATAAACTCAAAGCTTCCACCTTCTGATCTAGTTGTAAAAGCTTTAGAAATATTATCGCTTATAGCGTCAGCAATATCGTTTAATTTTGTATTGTATGGTGCAATTTTAGAATTCATTTGTTTTGAAAGAACTGCTATATCATTTGAGGTTAGTTGCGCCTCTCCACCAATAGGCATAATGTGATGAAAAGGAAATGCATCGGTCCCTCTTAAATATTTTGCTTTTTCACCAACAGTTCTGTCTAATCTTTTGCTTCTTTTTAATCTTGTTTTTTGTTCTTTTTCTAATTTTTTTTCTGGTGTTAATTTTCTTTCTTCAGGATAAGAATCTTTAGCAGCTTTTGATCTTACATCTGTAGGAACTCCGTCTGGTCTTAACCTATCTAATTTTAAAATTTCTTCTTTTGTTCTACCAGTAAATCTTAAGAGATCTTTAAACTCTTTAGAATTAGGGCCTGCTTTAATAGCTTCATTAAATTCAGTTATATATTGAAGAGGAATAATCCCACCTGCTCCTCTACGATTAGATCTAAAAGAATCCCAGTTTTGAGTTCTAAAAACTTCATCAATAAGTTTTTTAAAATTTTCTTCTTTTTTTATTCTATTTGGATTAGCTCGTTTAGCGTAAGCAGCAGCTCTTTCTGCTTTTGTCATTTTTTTATATCTTCTGTAAGCGACAGACATTACACCTCCAGGATTTTAGCTAGGCCACCGCCTTTAAATCCTATTGGGTCGATACCTAATTTTATTTGTATGTCTTTAATAGCATCTGGAAACTCGTCAGGATTTTTTAAAACTAAATTTAATTGTTTCATATACTCAGTTCTTTCTTTACCAACTAAACTTTTATCCATAGCTACAGTTCTAAATAATCTTGAAATATCTTTTGCTTCTAATCCATATTTACGTAAAGCTTGATAGCCCATCTGTGTGCCACCCTTTTCTAAATTTTTAGCTCTCATTGCCATACCTAGTGCTTTACCAACAAGTCTTCCTGCCATGAAACCTACACGTCCACCATCTTGAAATTCAAAATCTTCTGGGTTAACCGTTTGTGGATCAAACATTCTATCAGTTACTGATCTACCTCTACCGTCTTTAACTTTTATAAGTCTCTCTGCAAATGTTTGAATGTCTTTTGGATTTTCTAGTTTTGCAATTGCTGTTGCAACTTTTGGTCCAAAATATTTCTGTACCAATAACAGTGGATCACCCATACCACCGCCACCACCTTCGGTCATGAATTTAAAATCATCTGCCTCCATAATTGAGGATAGAGTTGTGCCACTTGGAAACTCTGGATCTTCTAAATCTTTTACTCTATTTAAAAAATCTCTAGCGTTTGCTCTTGCAACTGGTTGAGCATTTTTTGATACTCCAGCGTTTAAATAAATTTTATCTACAATGTCATCTACAATTAAATTACTGCCTTTGACATTTTTAATTGCCTCTAAACCCTCACCTGAGAATGGCGCTGCAATATCATCTGGTCCACCACGTGAACCTGGAGGTGGTAAATCTTCTGGTCTAACATATCCAAAATCATCAGCTTTTAATCTAAGTGATGCTAGACCTTCTCGATCTAGATTTCTAACACCTGTTTGAAGATCTGTAATATTTTTTGGAATTGCAGGTGGAAAATAAAGATTTTCCATCTTCTTCATATTAGATAATAATTTGTTTGCTTGAACATCATTTAGTTTACCGGCTACGGCATAACCAACTGAGCTTGTTAATTCTTCTACTGCTTTTGATTGTGGTAATATAGCTAGCGCTTCTTCGTTGATGTCCATATCTAACATCAGTTCTGGAGACTTACCTTTACCTAAAAAATTTACGTTAGTTTTAGTCCCAAGAACATCATTAGTGTTACCACCTAATTTTTTATATAATTGAACAATTGTATTTACTAATTGTCTACTAGCCATAATATTCTAATCTACTCCTGTCAGGCAGCGGTTCGTCTTTGTAAGAATCTTTGTTACGAATTAAGCCACCTTGTTTAATACGCATAATCGCCTGGGTCATAGAATCGACATAGTCATCAAAATCACCATTCGGAAATGCTGCGCACTCTTCTACAACCTCTTGAGCAAAATGTTGGTGCATAGGAGCCCATACCATTCCTGTCTCAAAAAGAGGAGATACAGAGTTTACTCTTGCATGCTTATCATTTCCTCGGCTCGGCGTAAAGTTAATTACGGGTATACCCATATCTCTTAATTCAGCCGTCAGAGGTATCCCTGATGCCTTGGCCTCGATTATTACCATGTCAGGACGCCAAAACAAATACTCTTCGTGGGCAACTTTTTTTAATTCTGGAAACTCATATCTATCTTTGAAAGCGTTAAGTAATATTATTTGATGGTTTTCATCTTCTGTTTTAAAGACTCCCCACGTGGTTATAGCTGAAAAGTCAGCAGATTCTTTTTTAAGAAATGCAGTATCGTAGCTTTGTAATATAAAATCACATTTAGGTGGATCTTTATCTTCCCAGTCTCGCCACCAGTCACGTTTAATTATAGCCCCTTCTTCAGCTGTTGGCTGTTGCATATACTGAGCGTTCCAGTTGTTAACTGGAATAGATGCTTTTGTTTTCTCTAATTCTTCCTTGTTCCAGTATTCTGGCCACACGGGTTTACCATCAGGTAATAGAGCCGGAAGTTCTACAACTTCCCACTCGTCAGAGTTCTCTTCTCCCTGAGCCTTGATTAGTTGTCCAGTCAAATCTTTTGTACTCCACCTTGTCATGACAACAACAAT